CCTCTTATGTTGAACTACCGGTAGTAAATAAAGCTTTGTCAGCTTCTACAAGAATTGGTTTAATGTCGTTATCTTGTGCAATTCTGAACCCGGAACTAAATGTTTGTGCATCATCGATATTTACACCCAAAGTATAACCGTTAAGAGTTACAGGAGCAAAAAATAATGCTCTGTCAGCATCTGAATTATCTATTTTGTTTAATTCGATAACAACAACTAACGGATCATCATTTTGCGCAATAGTTGTAATAGCGCCTAGATTATCTTGTTTTTGAACTGTTACGAATTTTGCAATCATCGGTTCTGATAAATCAAGTGTTGTAATTCCTTCGAGTGTTCCTGTTGCATCAGAAAAACCGCTTGCATATTTGCGGATCTCATCGCATAAAGTTGTAATGTCGATTTCGTCTTTTTCAAATTCAACTTCTGCGCTTGTAATATCGCATTGTGATTTTAGTGTTAAAGCTAAGTATTTATCCCCAGATGTAGGAACAGAAGCACCATCGCCTACGAACGGGCAACCAACTTGAACCCCATCCGGGAAACCAGTTGTTGAACCGATAGCAACCGGGATATAAAATTCTCCTTTTGTTAAAACAGTTAAACCGTTTCCTGTAATAACAGCTCCTTTTTGAGCTTGATAAACTTTACCATCTCTGCCGATTAGTCTTTTCTTTTCTGTCATAATTAAAATCTCCTTATGTTGATGAATATGTTGTATATGTAAATAACCTTGTAACCGTTTCAAGTGTTAAACCGTTATTAACGTTATTAAACCCTCTTATAACCTCGTTATTATTAAGTAAAATCCTATAATTAGGTAAATATTTGAGGTTGGCAAGAAAAATATCTAATTGCCTGCCGATATAACAAGCATTTGAATAATCAACGTCATAAATATTAAATTGCATTGACACTCTACCGTCTGTGTAGTCGTCATTATCACATAATACTTGCCTTGTACCGTCATTATTGAGCGGATACATAACAATATATGGGGCTTTTTGCGTTTCGGTAACTTCACCAAAACCAAAACCTAAAGTAAACCCTTCCACAACAAAATTATTAGATATGTAATTAAATAATTCTTGCTCAAACATTTTATAAACCGTTTTCTTTTTGCACTTCATGCCATATTTGCGGGATTTCTTTTTGTACTTTAGCCGCCGCATTCCGCATAACAGGATTAGGCTTTCTATTCATAGTTCTTGTATGTGCCTTAACATCAGCAATAACCGGGTTTATTTTCTTGCCGAATGCCTGTGTAATAACCCTTTGATGTTCTTTTACGTTTTCCTCGTAATTGTCAAAACCGTATTCAATAGCGGCGGAATATTTTGCTTTTGCAATAACGGAATTTGAACCGTCAAAATTAATCTCGCTTCTATAATTACTGGTATCAACCGGGGCGGTTTCTTTTGCGGTTTCTTCGATTTTAAGCCCTGCTTTAATGGTTAAATCTTGCACCGCTTTTTTAAGGTTGTCAAAATTAGGACTTTTTATCGTTACTTTCGTTCTTGCCAATATCAAATTCCCTATTAAAATAATCTTGATTTACTACAATTCTAAAAGGTTCACCTTCACTTGATACCTGTGTATAAAGTTCTTCTTTTGTAAAAAACACCTTACCGAATAATTTAAAATTAGTATATTTTACAAAATTCATTCTTTCTTGTGTTGACATTAAATCCCCTCTTGTGTCCATTCAAGCCTATATTCTGCGTGTTGCCCTCGTTGTGGTTTAATCCCGGTTACTCCGTTAGGTTGTGTATTTTGCCCGGATATTATGTATTTAATTCCGTTATCTTCGATAATATCTTTACTTTCAAACTTAACTGTAATTGGGCAAAATAAAACCCCGGCAACACTTGATGTATCTTTACCATTATTAAAGGTGTTTGAATTAGATGGAGCTTGAACCAAGCCTTTAAAACTTCCTACAACTTTATAACCGGAAGGAACACCAAAACCGCCTTTATCATAGCGTAATATATTGATTTTGTGATAATATCTATCAATCATTGAATAAACCTAACTTTACGATAACAAGCTTCTAAACCTGAAATAAGCTCTTTCGGGTAAGCTAAACAACCTATGTAAACATCTTCTTTAGTGTATGAATAATTGCCGATATTTTCGCTTTTTAAATCGTTTACGGTTTCACGAATATAAAAATCATAATAAATCATTGACGAAATAACTTTTTCGACGTCTTGAGGCAAATTCATAATGTAATAAAAGTAAGTTGTACCTTCTTTAAATTTAGGGTTATTAGCAGTTACAAGCCCGTTGTTAACGTTTACATAAGATACAAAGAAAATATTGTAAGTTGATATGTAATTCCAATTATCGGTGATTCTTATTTTGCATAAATCCCCATCATTTGGGAATTGAGCAAGCTCATGCCAAGCACCGCCAGCGCCGTAAATATTACCTCTGAAAAAATCCTCGTAATTTCTCTTGATTGTAAACCAGTTATTAAGCCATTCACAAGTATTCTGTATCGTCGGATAAATAGACTCTTGAATTTTATAATCGGTCACGTTATCAATGCGAGAAACGGCCGTATTTCCATTTTCTGTAGTTACTTGATATGAATAACCCTTTGTATAATTTTCGCCCGTTGTATCGCATAAGAACAACCCCTCTGAGATTGTTGGAGTTGCTCCGATTTCATCATATTGTCCGTTTAGTTTTATGGAAAATAAATCAATCATTTTTGTTAATAGCCTTAATTATTTGCGTTTGATACGCTTTCATTTGTCCTAGTTTAACCGTTTGAAGGTTTTTTGTTGGTTGACATCTGCCAAACTCATAATTGATACCGTTTATATTCAAACCGTAAGCGCCGCTTGAGTTAAAATAAGGTTGAATAGTAACAATATTTTTTTCATTTATGTATAAGTTTAAATCTTTGAATAGCATTAAAAAAGCCTTTTACCTATAATTATTGTTCGTGCGTTGTTCATGTCATCTTCAAGAGCATAACGGACGGCATCTATATGGTGATTGTTTTTGTCGGGATATTTATCCTTAAACTCTCCGTTTTTGTCCTTTTCGAGTTCATAAAGCGAAAATTCATCAAAAGTATGAGGACAACGCTCTTTGTCTATGTAGATTTTTATAAGTTTTTGTAACCATTTAATACCATATCGGACAGAGTCGGCACCTTTAACCGCCCCTTTAATCTTAAAATGGTTTAATTGAAATTCTGTAATACTTTTAGGTTCTGCACTATCAGCGGTAATATAAACCTGCGTTTTTGGTTTTAAAACCTCCATCGCTCTGTCGTTTGTCATACCTACTTTGTGTAATTCATCATAAATATAAATAGAACGTCTTGTTTTATCATAATAGACCTTATTCCAAGCAAGAGGATCAGCGGCAAAACCCCAATCTAAACCTTCTCTTAAGTTATCGAAATGACTAATCATTTCATCGGTTATATTAAGGTTTTCAACATTCGGAAATATTACACCTCCGGTTCCGGTTACTTCTCCAAGATATTCATGCCTATATGCTCGTTCATCGAATTTTTTTAAAAATTCAGCTTCTATATAAAATTGACTTCCAAGCCATTCAGAAGGTACATCAAGATAGGTTGAATGACATATTAGCCTATCTTGTCTATCGTGTTGTATTTCTTTATTAACCCAGTTGTTAATATTTTGCGGAGGGTTATAACTTTTAAACGCTATAAACTCATTACCGCCACGCATTATTGATTGCTCCGCTTTTCGGATTTCTTGAAGTCCGTTGAATTCGTCCAGCTCTTCAAACCAAGATATTTTGTAATAGCCGTTTTTTAATTTGATAGATTTTGTTTTTGTCGCATCGTCTAAACCTCTGAATGCTATAACTTGTTCAGTCGGTTTATAAACTATTCTGTAAGGGGATTTATACGCTTTAAAATATTCGGTAACCCCTAATACATCAATTGCCCAAAGAATTTGGTTATAAACACTTTCTTCAATGTCTTTACCTATTTTTCGAAAACAAATAGCGTTACATTCTTTATCGTTAATAATGTTTAAAACTATTTCAAGGGATATAAAAGAAGATTTTGTTGAACCCCTGCCCCCTTTGAACCAATAATGTGTATGTTGCCGTTCTTTAATATCTTTATGAACGTTATAAAATTTTTCAATAATCAGATTGGAAAGTTTAACCATATCTTTTAAATATCATCTTGAATTATTGGAGTATTCTCAATTTTAACTTTAATATCAAAACATCCGGTCATTTTTGCAAGGGTTTCACCGGCTTTTATCCGGTCTTTTGGTGTAACTTGCTTTTTAATAATTCTTGCCTCTGATGTTCCTTCTCCAGTTCCTTCCACTGTAACGCATTCTTCTTGAACTTGCCCACGCAATACACTCGTTAAATACTCTTGTATTTCTGTCGCATCAGCAATATTTTTTGTCTTTGTTTCTTCTGATAATTCTTTTAGCCTCGCTCTAACCTCATTATTTTGCATTAGCATATAAGCGTTATTATCAATGGTTTCAGTTTTCATATTTTTGCAATTATACGCTTTTTTATATGCTTGTCTTTGGTTTCCGAGTTTAGCCATTTCCTGACAAAATTTTTCTCTTTTCGGTGTTAAACCCATTAAAAACCTCTTTTAATTGTAAACAGTTGTCAAAATTTTGCCTATAACTTCTGATTGGTTGTTAAAATTTTTTCGAAGTTGTAGATATATTGTATTACCGTTTTTATCTTTTTCATTAGTCTTTTTAAAATCACCGTAATAAACATTTTGATTACCTTTAGAACCGTTTTTAACATTTTCAAGATAATTCTTCCAGTATATATATTTTTCGTGAGCTTTTTTGCCGGTGTAGATTTTACAAAGTTCAGTACCGTCATAAAGTATTTTAAAATCTTTAAATTTGGCAATTCCACAATTAGGATTTGGGCAAATACCGTATTCTATACGTCTATAGTAATATTTTGACGAAAAAACAACATAAGAAAAAGAACCATTATAATAATGATTGCAACACTCTAACATATATAAACCCTCTTTAACACATTACGAAACAAGCCTTTTACTATTTAAAGTAGAGGCTTTCAGCTTGATACGACATTTGCCATTTACAACCAAACTCGAGGCCTCAAGGCTATAAACATTATAAACGATGTTTTAAACCTTGTCAAGTGGTGTTTTAAACATTTTATAAATTTGTTTTAACTAAGTAGTCATATAAATCCAACATTCTAATTAAGGCTTGTGAAGCCCCATCAGTTAAAGCAAAATCTTTATAATGATTAGTTCCATAAACTCTATATTTAGTATTTGAGGCATTTGCAACCGCCCTAAATTTTTCTATATCTGACGGTTGGATTTTATATTTAAAATTTTCGCAATAAGTACACCCTAAAATACCACAACTAACTACTTTGAACTCTTTATTTTGCAAATTTTGAAAAGTTAGATTATTTGCGTTATCAAAAATAACAGATTGAGCGCTTAAAAATGTCCCTGATAAGTAAACGATCTCAAAATTAGCATACATCTCTAATTTGTTATCTTTATCTTTAACAATAATTAGTTTTAGTGGATATATAGTGTAATGTTTTGGGTAATATCTTACAACGTGTAAGAAATTATCATTTTCAATCTTATAATTGCTCCAAAATTTTTGAGTATTCAATTTTTCGCGTGCAATATCGGCCTTTTGCGATAATACTTCAAGTTGCTCCTTAGTAGTAGTTTCAAAATCCTGTGTTTTCTTTATTAGTTTTAGTGCTTTTTCATATTTACCATTAGTAATAGCATTGTTAATTTCTATCATTTTAGTATTAAAATCACCTGCTAAGCAAGGTAATATTGTAAATAAATTTATTGCAAAAAATAATAAAAACTTTTTCATACTACCGCCTTTCTTATTATTACTTTAAATTCCTTATCAAGCCTACAACTTGACCTATTATATTAACCTCGTTCATTTCTTCTTTTTGTAATTTTATTGTATCAAAATCTTCATTTTCCGACATTATCATAAGTTGATTTATGTTTTTAGCCAGTCTTTTTATAAAAATTTCGTTATTATAACAAAAAACATAAATTCTATTGTCAATAATTTGCTCATCCTCGTATTTTTCAATTAAGAGTTTATCCCCATCTAAAATAACCGGTTGCATTGAATTGCCGTAAGCATTTATCATAGAATAATGCTTTGATAAAGAAATATCAGTCCAAAAAGCATTTTTAGGCACTTCAATAACTTCTTTTTCTTGAGATTGAATAAATACCCCTGTTCCACAACTACCTAAAACATCCGGGTAGTAGTCAATTTGAACTTTTTCTACATCCGGCAACACACCTAACGCATTTTGCGTAGTATTAGTGAATAAATTTATCCCATAATGCGAATTAAGTATTTCAATTTCATCTGTTGGAAATTCACTATCACGAGCCTTTCTTGCGCCGATAGTGCTTGCACCATAATTAAGTATTTTACACAATTCGGCTTGCTCAACTTTTCTATTTATTAAGTTTTGTAAACGATCTAAAAGCACGCTATAACGCATTTTTCAATAACCTCTACACTATTTGCATTATTTATTTATGCATTCTGTTGACTTATTACGCATTATGTGTTACTATGTACTCATAAAAGGAAACGAACTTATGAATACAAAGAATATTTCAATAAGAATTAAAGAGAATTTGATAGCAGAGCTTGATAAAATCGCAAAAAAACACGAGTGGTCAAGAAACTATGTTATTTCAAAATTCTTAACTGAAAAAGTTTATAAATTAAGCGGTGATAGTGCTTAATTGTTTGTAATGGATAGAAAATAGGAGCTGTTAATCAACTCCCAAAATCTATCACCTAACATAGTAAATAATACCACAAACAAGCCAAAAACTCATGTTAATGGTCTAGTTTGTAACGGAATTTTTACAAATTGTTCCTTGACAACTGAATACGAAAAATCATCCGGCAATCAA